TGATCGAGAAAGCCTCTGATGGAGTCAATGGGATCTCTTCCCCCTGCTCGTAAAGCCTTCCTCGCAAGGTAATGCCATTTGGATCTTGGACAACGAAGTAATCGATCTCGTTAGCAGAATCTTGCTTCGCCTTGTAAATCTCATATTGGTTCAGCATATCTTGGGCAGACTTGACATCAGACTGAGCCAGTTCAAATGCCTTCATCGCTACCGCGCGATCCTCTGCCTTCTGAGCTTCTCGCCTTTTTCTTTGCTGTGCGTCAAATTCTGACAAGCCCATACCCATGGAACTAAAGGCCCCAGCCGTGGGGTCCGCCGCAAGCATGGTCCTGCCCACCGTGCTGGCAAGATCAAAGATATTAGATGGTTGCTCTGGGCGAATTATGTTTCTAAGTTGCGTCTGATACTGACCAAACCGCTCTTCAAAATCTGGCACCGTCAAACTGCTAGGCGTCTGACTGCCTTGGAGAGCCTGCTGTAACAGCATCAGCCGCCGCATAAATTCATCCTCATCTGACTCTTCAGCGGGCGCAGGTGAGGGCGCGGCGGATGGAGGCGTTAAGTAACCACGAAACGGACTCTGATTCGGAGTGCCTGCGGCAGGCGGTGCAGGCGTTAAATATCCTTGGAACGGATCAACCTGACCACCAGCTTGGAATCCACGGATCTGCTCTTCTAACTGTGCTCTTGTCATGCTCATATTAAGGGCCCGGCGGTTGTTGTTGCCCAAATCCCGGCTGGGTTGGCTGTTGATAACCATAGCCGCCATATTGCGGCTGTTGGTAGCCTCCAAAGTAATTGCCAAGCGCGCCGAAGGCGGCCAATCCAGTGCCAAGGCCCGCCTGCAATGGGCTCGGTGGTGGCCCAAATTGCGTATTAATCTGGCTTGGCCCTGTCTGCTGTCCCGCCATCTGCATAAATGGCAAGAGCGACTGGTATTGCGCTAACGGTGCCTGCTGAGCCTGCAACTGCGCTTGATATTGCGCGTCCAACATCTGCTGTTGATTCTGTTGTTGCAGAGCGCCGAGAGTAGAAAGCATATTCACATTTTGTATGCCAGCCGTCTGTGCGGTTTGGCCAAGGCTCGCCAATCCTTGCGCCTGTGCCTGTGCGGCCTGCGCCGCGTTTGCGCCGAAACCACCATAGGCGTTGGAAAGATTTGCGCCTAATCCCATTTGGGCACCGCCCAAACTTGTGCCAAGGTTGGCCTGCGCCGCGCCTAAATTTCCATACCCTTGTGCTACCTGCCCCGCCGCGTTAAGAGCGCCTATTCCCGCTTGGCCGTAACCTTGTGACGCCGCTTGGCCTAAACCAAGCGCGGTTTGAGCTAAATTGGTGCCCGCGCCATAAAGTTGACCAGCTTGCTGTTGTTGCGCGTTTGCGAGGTTCATGCCAGCGCCAAGCCTCTGCTGGCCTGCCATTAACTGCTGTTGAGCCAGTTGGTTTTGAGACGCCAGCCGCTGTGCGGCGGTTTGCCCAAGGGTTGAAATGCGTTGTTGTGCGGCGGCATTTTGTGCCTGTGCGGCGGCCATTTGTTGTGCTGTCATGGCTTGGCCAGCACTAAAGCGTTGCGCCCCCACTGCGGCGGTCTGTCGACCAAGACCCTGCTCTGCGCCAAATCTTTCTCCAGCCAACGCACCACGTTGTCTGGCTAGTGCCTGAGTAGCGCCCAATCTTTGTGCGGCCGCATCGCTTAATGCACCAGCCATGCGCTCTCCTGCCGCGCTTTCTAGCTGAGCTTGTTGTCCAAGTTGCTGAGAAAGCGCCTGACCTGCGCCAAACCGTGTTGTTGCGCCAGCGCCGAGGCGAGAGGCCAATGCTTCTTCGGCTCCAAATCTCTGTCCAGCCAGTGAAGCCAGACCAGTAGCGGCTTGACGCTGAGCTTCCTGCTGACGAGCAAACTCGCCAAGAGCGGTCTGCTGAGCCTGCCCAAAGCCCTGTGAGCGGATTCCTGCCAAACTCTCTGCCAGACCCCTGCCTAGCGCCTCACGGCGCTCTGCGGCCGTCAGGCGAGCCCTTGAGCCAAAGGCGGATTCTCCGCCTGTCTGGATGTCTCTGGCACGCTGTGCGATATCAGCCTGATCCCCAGCCTCCAAAACGTCCTTAATGGTCTGCTGAACCACAGACTGCTCGAAAGGATCGTAAAACGCCTGCGTCATTGAGGGGTCAAAAGCCCCTGTAGTCTGGCGCAAACGCGCCTCAGACTCTCCGAGTCTTCCTCCAAGCCCTGCGGTAGCGCCTGCTGTCGTAAGCTCTGATCCTGTCAACCCACGGCCAAGTGCGCCGATTGCGCTTCGCAGTTGACCCGTAGCGACATCAAGACCGGGCGCTAAACCAGAAAGAGCCCTGCGTCGCTCTGCCAAAGATCCGCCAAGCTCTTCACCGAAACGACCAACACCTGCACGCTCTTCTGCCAAAGCGCGTTCAAGGTCTGCGCCAAGATCGCCCACCGCTCGACCTTCAATGCCAAGAGCGCGATCAAGCTCAGTTCCAAAAACATCTCTGGCTCGGCCCAACGTGTCAGTTGCCGCATCCACCCTACGGCCAAGTGCCTGCTCTGCTTGCTGTGCAAGCCCTTCTACGGCACCAAGGTCTTCGCCAAACCTTCCTGCCGCCGCGCGACCTATGTCTTGGAACGCGGTGATATCTCGGCCAAACTCATCAAAAAGTCGGCCCTGAAAATCTCCAATTCTGCCTAAATCTGCGCGTAGATCGCTCGTTGCCTGAGTAGAAAGCAAGTTTGCACGATCCACTCCGCCCAGCAAGGATTCAAGGCCCAAGGCTCTATTTGTAGCCGCTTCATCTGCGGCGGCCTGAATTGCCGCTAAAGCATCCTGTTGCGTGCCAATTTGCGCGCCCAAGCCTTGGCGCAGTGTGCCAAATGCGTCTTGGTATGCGCCGCTAAGCGCGTCTACCTGTTGTTGCAAGGCACTACCTAGCTGAGAACCGGCGGCACCGTAAGCGCTTTGCGCGGCCTGTAAGTAAGGCTGAATTGCGCCGACGTTTTGTTGAGCTAAGTTAATTGCGGCCAACTGGCCGGGGCTCAATCCAGCGACGGGTTGCTGATAAACTATAGGCGTGCCGTCTGGGGCAAAAAAGGTATTTTGGGCGGCTTGCATCGCACCTTGGATAAAGCCGGGCTGATCTCCAAGACCAAACAACAACTGTTGCATGATCGGGTCCATAGATACATTTTGCTGAGTAACGCTCGGCACATAAACGCCGGGATCGAGGGTTCCTATGCCGACATTTCCGGTTTGGCCAGTGCCAGTGCCTAAGCCACCAGTGTCGGATTCATCGCGGTCATCAGTGCCGTTATTGTTTACGTCAATGAATTGACCAGTTCTAACCATACCGCCTTCAGCATTTGGGCCGTCCGTAACTGGCCCTGTAGGCTGATCTCCTAGCGTCGCAGAGCCGGGTGCTGGTTGTTGTCCGAGAAGGTCGTCTAAACTGGTAGGGGGTGGCTCTCGAAAACTTGAGGGCATCCCCTGCTGGACGAAAGCGTCAACCTCTGCCTGATTGCCCGAAAATCCGTAGGCTTGTGCGAAGGCAATTGGATAAGAGTTTGGCCCATACACGGCGGCCATGTACGCCTCTTGTTCTGGAGTCAATTTATTGCCTCCGGGCAATGGCATGATGCTCATATCAAGCCCCCTTTGCCTGCGGCGCTTGAGCAAACTCAGAGAAGAGATCCATCATCTTGTACATCAGATCGATGCCAGCTTCTTTGTTTTCGCCATTCATCGGCGTTAAGGTGACAATGCCGTCTTTGTTCTTCATGTCGAAGGCACCAGCGCCCCGTACTGCGCGGCCAGTCATCACAAACTCGCCGTCTGACAGCATCGCAGGGATATCGTCACTGATCTCCGTGCCTTCGCCGTTGATGTCCCCCGTCATGCGTATGAAAAGCTCGCCGTCCATGTCGCCGCCTTCAGACTTATAAACCGCGCCACCCTGATTAAACATCGGGACTTGCTGTGACGCAGGCAACATTCCCGTAGGCGGTGTGTAATTGGGTAGCGGCATGGCTTGGTTGATGTCATTCGGATTAGGCGCTAACAAAATTTCACGCGGGGTAAATTGCTGGCCTTGTGGGATTGGCTGACCGCCGCTCAACGTCGGGAAATTGTTAGGCAACAGGCCAAACTCCACAGGATTTGGTGCGGGCTGTCCCATTCTTTTCGCAATCTCAGCTTCAATATTGTACCGACCAGCCGCATTCATCTGGGTTAGAGGTGTCAGGGGCACGCCTTTACGGTCCTTAGCTTCGTCATAAGCCAGCTTGCCGAGCAGTCCAGCCAAACCAGCGGTGCCGAGCAAACCGCCGATCCCCATGCCGCCTTGACCACCAAGGCCCAACATTGACCCTAGATTAAAACCGCCTTGTTGGCCGCCTTGTTGGCCGCCACCCAAGCCGAGGATGCCGCCGAGGTTAGAAAGCAAGCCGCGATCATCAGCACCGGGCATAATAAATTCGCCGATAGATCCCAAAAAGCCTTGGCCCGCGTAAGGGCTGACTGTTCCTGCGCCTTGCAATTCTGCAAGAATTTGCTCGAAGTTTAGCCCGCGCGCCATGCCATCTTGTATGGCTTGATCTATGGCTGGATTACCTTGTGCCGCCTCTGTCAGGATTTCGGCCGCAGTCTTGCCGCCGCCTCCAATACCAAAGGTCTGGCCGAGGTTGCTCAGCAACCCTCGGTTGTCAGCGCCCGGCATAATGTATTCGTAAATGCTTCCGAAAATGTTGGAGCCACCGCCTGCTGGATTAGCCAAGTTTGCAACTCCCCCGCTTCCGCCAATGTTAAATGTCCCGCCGCCGAAACCGGGTATATTAAAGCCTCCACCGCCAGTTCCACCCGGCATTGGTGCGGAAAGAGCCGCAATCCCCGCCAGAGGGTTGCCGCTCTTAAATGCGTCATAGACGTTATATGCCTTGCTAATGCCTGCGGCAAAAGGTTGCCAAGGGCCCGGTATAAATTGAGCCGTCTGTGCAATGGGCTTAATAACCTTTTTGCCCACTTTCTTGATGGACTTCCACGTCTTCTTGAACCAACCAAACTCTTCTAGTCCGGTGACTGGATTCAAAGAAGCAATGCCAGAGCCAACAACATACTGCTCTGGATCCAGATCGAGTTCCGCAAACCGCTCGCCAACAACCCGCTCAAAGTCGGCGTCCGCCATCATTTCGGGCGGAAGGACAACCTCGCCGGGTGCTAGATGAGCCAAGGTGGTATCAGGGCCTCGGCCAGCTTGTGAAAGCTGAACGGCCATGTCTGCCATCGGGGCCTGCGTTCCAACTTCCGCCGCCTGTGCAAAGCCCATCGCCACTTCAGCGTCCAATGGGTCTTCTGCGGTTGCGGCGGTGCCCATTAATTGGGCGATGGTCTCCCGCAATCCCGCGTTTGGATCCATAGGCATTTCAGCAGACATTGCAATGTCTGCCTGCACTTGCGGATCTTGAATATCAATCGGATTGGTGTCGACTGAGCCGCCTCGCGCCATCATCATAGGCGCTTGCGGTCCCATAGGCATTCCAGCCATGGCAGAAATTCTTTGCTGAAGAAATTGATTCATGGCGTGCTCACCGTTACGGTCCCTGCGCTGACCGTCATTCCGAGACCCGTCGTATAAGACTGGTGCTCATATAAATTACGGAACACCGTGCCATCAAAGGCTTGGTGTATCTCAAGCGTAGTATTAAAGATTATTGCTCCCGTGGCAAATTGCAGTTGAGAGATTTGTGTAGAAGTAAAGTGCGGCGAAATGCTGAAATCTACGCCGCCAAGGTTAAGCTCCAAGATCCGAATAAGCCGATTAAAAGTGTCCGCATCGACTTTTTCGCCCGGCCTTGCGCTAAGCGGAAGCTGGGTCGGCAGTAAAACGCTCATTAGCGCCTACCGCTTGGCTGTACATCGACACGGGTCGATCCTATCCGCCATTTGTAGCCCGTTGCATCACTGCCCGTCAGATCATCATCGCTCTCAAATCGCAACACGATTTGACGGGCTCTGCTTCGCAAGTTTTTAAACTGAGTGGTCTGCTCGATCTGAGAGGTGCTGTCTGTGACAAGAGAATCGCCGGGGTAGTTTCTGCGCTTCAGCACAAAATTGACCGCCGCATTATTTGACACGGAAGGTGCAAAAATAAAATTAACGTCTGGAATTACCCTCTTAACGAAGCTGAAGTTTTCTCCAGATCCGATATCGATATCAGCGCTTTCTATGAATACCCCAGCCATCCCCTCGTTTAAATTGTCATAGCCCGTCTCGTGCTCAAAAAGAAATTGCTGAGATGAGTCCGTCGCGGCCGCAACCGGAGCATCCTCAATGCCTGCGTCAAGCCATGCGTAACGCACCAGACTGCCAATAGACCAATGGTTTTCTTCATAGTTGTAGATGACATAGCGCGATATTTCCTGCGTGCCATCTTCAATGCTCGGATAAAAGAACCATATTTCGCCATATTCTGAGTTCAGGCCCATGTGGCATTTGAAAGCCTGAGTGAGATCAAGATCGCTGAAAACATATTCCTGCACTGTGCAAGGCAGTTTTTGCACCGCGCCGTTGTACACATAAAAGCCGGTCTTAGAGGCAAAAAAGACGCCGCTAGGCGCTGTTATTTTGGCCTTGGGACCAAGTAGCCCCGCACCCTCATTGACCAAGTTCACCGCAAACGTCAAGGGCGGCCCAATAAACGCCATTGAGTACAGGCTAGTATCTGTCCAAATCAAAATTTCCTGACGGCTTTTGGTCGCACCCACAATAAACGAGCCCGAAGAAATTCTCACGGAGCCAGCAGAATTGGTGGACAAAGGCTCAAAGTCCAGTTCGTTTTCCGCGTCGGAGAAGGCCACGAGCATAGGGTCAAGCACGCCCGTGCGAGACGATCCGCTAATTGGATCGGCACCGAGCACAATGAGATGCCTATCTACCTCAGAAGTAATGACCTGCAAGCCAACCGTGGGGACCAAGTTTGCCCCGCTTACTGTCGATAAATTTTCCGCTCGCGCGCCAAATCCTCCGCTGTCGAGCCAGCGATAAATGCCGCCACCGCGAGGATTGATAATTAGGTTTTCGCCAAAGTTGTCGTGGGTCCAGATTCTAAGCTGATTGATGTTAGAAGTAGCGGTCTGGGATCCCCAAGCCCCACTTCCCCACGTTCCAACCGACCAGCCGGTAGACGCAAGATAAACATCGAGGCCGACGTTAATTTGGTATTGACCGACAACGGAAGCGCCGCCATTTCCTGTGTCAGAGGCGTCGGCTGTAACGGTAGCACCAGATGTATCTTTTGCGGTGATTTCGTAAGTATCGACGCCTGTTACCAAGCTAATCTGATACTCCTGATTGAGCACCGTGTCTGTGATATTGCCGCCCAAAGATGCCGCACCGCTAAATGTCACAAAGTCATTGTTGACAGCGCCATGGCCGGTGTCGGTAACGGTAATCGTGGATGAGCCGTTTACGGCGGCAAAAGTTACATCGCCTGCGGCAGTTGTTGAGCGAATAGGTGTTACGTCGTTGTAGGCACCCCCTTCCTCGATGTAATACTTGAACGTCGTGCCGAGTCCAAGATACCGAGTGCCGCCCAACTCAATCCAACTATGCAAAGCGCGGCAAATGCCAAGAAAGGCATTAGCGCCCAGCTTAGCCCAGCCGCCAACTTTTTCGACCCTACCTTTACGGAATCTAACGAGGTTGCCATCAACCCAGCCTCCCTTCGCCGAGTAATCTGTGGCTTCTTTGTCAATCCCCGGCTGAAAATCCAGCGTTTGCAGTGGCATCTGGCATCACGCCAGCCTGATAATCGCACCCGTCGCGGTAGGCGAGGGGAAGACTACAGTAAAGTTGCCTGCGGTAGAGGTTTTGTCTCCACCGAAATCCAGCGCGCAAACGGCTTTGTCTGACGCAGATGTATTAAAAATCAAGGCCCCTCGTGCCGTGACTGTTGCAGTGCCAAAGGTTAAGTCAGCAAAATCCACGATTGCGGTGGTGCCAGAAGTGACTGGCGTCACATTCGTCAATGCCGCGCCTCTGGCGCTATAGTTTGTGCCGGTAGATTCGCCTGTGGTCACATAAGCAGTCGTGCTTGCTCCAAGCGTTGCTGAGCTTGTGTACAAAGCCAGATTGAATGTATTGCCGCCATTCGTGAAATTGTGCGTGCCAACCAGAAGCTCTTGCTTGAAGCTGGTACAGATCGCGTTGGTGATAGCCATGTTAAAGCTCCTTTAATATGTCCGCAAACTGTGTGTGCCCCTGACCTCGCAATGTCTGAGCAATCGTGGTCCTATCTGAAAAAATAGCACTTTTCATTCCGCGCAGAATAACACTATACACCTCGTTCCGAAAAGCCTCGGCTTGCTGTCTTACATGAGGCGGAGCGTCTTCAGATATCTGCAAAATCCGCTTGGTTGTCACCTCTGCCCAAAATTCTGGTTCATGGCCGC